CACATAATCTACATTTGGATTCTTCACAATTATGCTGTCGTCAAATGATCTTGGTTCTGTATCAAAATACAGATCAATTGCATATTGAATAATATCATTTAATTCATTATCCGAGTCATCGTTGAAAAATATATCTTTTTCAAATGGCACGATTAATACGTCATATATATCGTCGAACAAATTTTCTTCAAAATCAGGATCAGAAATCGCGGTTGGATTTTCACTCACATATACGTCGATCAAATATAAACAGGCATCAAATGCATCATCCATTTGAGCTTCAAAATAATTAAAATCTTCTGGTTTAATATCATTCAAATCGATTAATTCCATTTTTTTTAATATATTTATAAATTTTTAACTTTATATCAATTTTTTTGTTGATTTTTTTTGCTAGATTTCATATTTAAATCTCAACGCAAACGCATTCAGTCAAATCATCCGTCGATTGAATTTTAATTTTTTTTGTAGGTAAACTTTTCAACGTTGATATATGTTTATCGGTATTTTTAAATGTAAAATGTTTAGTAGTTTTATTAAAACAAAAAGCAGGTATGTCTTTAATAACGCCCGCGACTTTATCATACGTCACGTCTTTGACCCGTTGCAATTTTTTAGTATTTAAGCAATCTTTTAAAAACGCATTTAATTTTATTTCATCTTCATCCGATAAATGTTTATCTTTTTTAAATGTGTTTGAAAAATTTAATAATTTCTGTGTTTTAGTATTATTATTTAATTTGCTCCACGGTTCGTTACTATTATTTTTTTCATTTTCAAGAAATTTGTCTAGATTCGACATATCATTTGAAAATTTCGTTTCTTTCACGATTGCGCCCCCATTTTGAAGCATCGCTTTATATTTTATATTTTTAAGCTCAACGCATTCATCTGTTTTAGTTTCAAGCATCTTTATATTAATATAATAATATGAGTTTAACTTATTTTAAATTAAATAATAATAATACAATTAACGTTTAATATATTTTTTTTATTATATATTAAAAAATGAAGCAAATAATAATTAGCGGAACGGCGAACAAATATCAAATGAAACAAGTATTAAAAATACCCAAAATTGAAAAACAACGAATTGTTAGTTCTGGTTGGAATTTTCCGGACATGTCATATTCAAAACACATCGATGTGTTTTCAGATACGTCAACAGATTTGAATTTTTATAATATGTGCATATCTCAAATTAAAACGAAACTAACAAATTACAAACAACAAGACGTTCGCAAAAAAAGATTAAACGAGTCTTTCATTAAAATAGATGCTGTCATTTGCAAACTTAAAGAGTGCGGATTTAAGTGTGAATATTGCGCAAAAGAAATATTAATTTTATATGATATGTGTAGAGAAAAATGTCAATGGACGTTGGATCGTATAGATAATGTTGCAGGACATAATGAAAATAACGTATTAATATCATGTTTGGATTGCAATTTGAAGAAAAAAAAACAAACCCCTGCTGCTTTTATTTTCACCAAAAATTTGAAAATAATACAAATTTAACGTTTTTTTTTAATTTATATATAAAAAGACTTAAATGAATTTTTCAAAACTGTAAATAATGAGTAATTCATTAGGTTATACTACACAAAATGATTTATTGTTAAATAATTTAATGACTTATTACAAAAATCCCGTATATATTGATCGCATGTTAAAAATAATAACGGGTGAAGCCGCGATTTCATTACGAATCGTTGATTGGTTTGCAACCAATTATGCTAAGAAATATTACACATTATATGATATAACTGACGAATTGACATTTAGAAGATTTAAAGTATATGTTGATTATAAATTAAAATTAAAAGCTTATAGCAAACGTCGATTTGATCCATTTTGTAGATGGGACCGAATCACGATACCATATAAAGACGGAACTTATATAGAAACTACAATTGGACAATTAAATTTTTTTAAATGGGCGTTAGAAAACAACGTGATTGATTATATTGAAGAAAATTATAAAGAGATCGAAAATGATATGAATGCTAGAAACAGTACATCTAAGAAAATAGCAATTAATGATAATAAAACGCGTAAGAAACGTGAAGAATTGTCGATTTCAGCGACAAAAAGTATTAAAAAGGAAAAAGTGGAAATTGTGGTAAATTTTAATTAAATTATAATATTTATAATAATATTATAATATATGTCAAATTGGACACTAAATATTAACACGCCAGCCCAACCTAATAATTGGGACTCAATATCATATGGAACGCCAGGTGGGACTGGTATATTTGTAGCGGTTGCAAATTCGGGGACGATTCGTGTAATGACAAGTCTGGATGGAACAACTTGGAGTAATACGGGCATTTCAGGCAATTTAATTGCGAGTGGTAATTTTAATTCAGTAACGTACGGAACTCCAGGCGGAACGGGAACATTTATTGCAGTCGCGCCTCCGAGAAGCGTGATGTATAGCAACGATGGTAAAACGTGGATTGGAAATACAGGCGCATCACAAACGGCTGGATTTTGGGCATCAGTCACGTACGGAACGCCAGGAGGAACAGGGACGTTTACATCAGTCTCAAACAGCGGTCCTGCTACGAATCGTGTGATGTATAGCGTGAATGCAGGAATAACGTGGATTCAGGGTCCAAGTGCGAATGATTCTATCGCATGGAATACAGTTGCTTACGGAAATCCAGGCGGGACTGGAACATTTGTGGCAGTTTCAAGCAATTTGACTGTACTAACGGCACAGGTCATGACGAGTTATGATGGTGCATCATGGACTATTAGACAGTCAGCTGGCGTCGCTCCATGGTATGCCACTACATACGGCACGCCAGGTGGGGTCGGGACATTTGTCGCGATTGCAAATGGCGGCGTTGGATCACAAACTATGTATAGTTTGGATGGCATAACGTGGAATCTTGGGACTGCGGCGTTTACAAATCAATCGTGGCGTTCAGTCACGTATGGAACGCAGGGCGGAATTGGTACATTTGTTGCGGTATCGAACGCTGGCGCAAATTTAGGGAATCAATCTATGTCGAGTATTGACGGAATAACGTGGGTGCTAGACACAACCCCAAATCCAACACCATCTGTAAATTGGGTGGCAGTCGCATCTGGTACGCCAAGTGGTAACCCAGTTTTCGCGGCAGTCGGAGCAAATAATAGCATGGTTTCGTGTTTTTTAGAAAATACCCAAATATTAATTAAGCAATATGGTGACGAAATATATATACCAATACAAAATTTGCGGAAGGGTGATCTAGTTAAAACGTTAAATTATGGATATATTCAAATTCATAGCGTGGGACATGCAATTTTATATAACGATTCTTTAAATAAAAATGTAACACAAAAATTGTATTGCAAAAAAACGGGGTTTGATGATTTAATTCTTACGGGAGGACATTCTATTTTAGTTGATTCTTTGAATGAAGATGAAATTATAAAGACTAACAAATATTGGGACGTTCCGAAAATGATTGATGATAAATATTTGTTGTTAGTATGCATAGATAAAAATGCTGAATTATATGAAAAAAACGGATTAATGAATATATATCATGTAGCGTTAGAATGTGAAAATATTCATCGAAATTTTGGAATATATGCAAACGGAATATTAGTAGAATCGTGTTCAATTGATTATTTGGCGAAAACGATGCGTTAATTTTTTGTGCTGTTAATTATATTATAGATGGTTGGGAAAAATGCTAAATTATTTAATATTTTCTGTTTTTCTTGTCGAATTACATCAATACGTTGCGACCACCAATCTTCAGCAATAGCAGTTTTAATTATTTGATACGATTTTTCAAAATCGGTAATATCCAATTCAACGTATGCTAAAGGGTTAATATAATCAGATAAATTTGGACAACCATAATAAAAGCATAAAGATTCACATAAAATCGGTTCCCATATTTTTTCCGTTATAAAATTATGTTCGTAATTATTTTCAATCATAAAGTAATATTTGTACGGTAATATGCCTTTACTCTTGTCAACATACGGAGAAAGAGGACCTCTATAATTAATGAAATTGTGGGCATTGTCCATATTATAAATATCTACGTCAAATTGTTTTTGTTTTGTTTCTATATATTTTAAGAAATCAATCCTTGCAATGTGTCCTTCGTCAAAATATTTCGAACTGCAAATTGAAGCCATCGAATTTTTAGTTTTTATTATTGGATTTAATAAATCAGTCGCATTCAATTCGAGTTGCCAAAATGCATTATTGTGATGTTCTGTTTTACGACCGCGCACCGCTAAAAAGTTTTTAGGATCAGGATTTGCCCAATACCCCCACGTTTTTACGCCCCAATTGCATTTAGGGTCTAACACCCACGGTTCCATCTGAAATACAATTGTTTTTTCAGGAATAAAATATGCGTTTGGTGGGGGTGAATTGATAATTACATAATAATCTACATTAATATTATCATGAATCATCACAAGTTGTTTATCTTCTTTTGTCCATGCATTATCGTCGTTGTACATATTCGACCATTCTTTGCATAATTGTTGGGATGAACACCAATTGCAATACATTTGGATGCGAATTATTTTGGGATAAAATATATTAGAAAAATCCAAACCATTATAATCAAATTGTATATCAGAATCGATTGGCTTATTATTTTCATTCCATTCAGAAAATGCCAATTGTGGATAACATTCATGAGAATTTAGATTTGTAATTATTAAATTCAAATAATCAATACCATGTTTTATTCCATTTGAATTAATATAATCAATTAATATTTTGGCACCCTTTTTATTAATCGAATATGCAAAAAATCCACCAATGTATAGATTTTTATCTAATTTTTTGACTTGAATTTTTGAATTGTTATTGTTATAAAGTGTTTTAACAACATTTCTGTTTTGTTCAAACATATGATATCCTAAAAACATAAAGTCTTTTTCTGAAAATTGCGGTTTTAATTGCAAAAATCGTTCTTTAAAATTATCACAAATGGTAATATCGTCTTCCATAATAACATAATAATTATTTATTGGATCATTCAATAATTGTTTCCATAAATTTAAATGACTCATCGCGCAACCAATCACGCCTTTTCTATTGCCAAAATCATTTCCTTCAAATAATTTTGCAAGCATTAATGTTGGCACTAATTCAGACCCGACTGTTGCTTTTACAAATTCGTAATTTTCAATCTGCGCGGCATCTAATATATTTGTTGTATTTATTTTTCGATCCAGTCTAGATTCTAAATTTACAATTTTAATATGATATTTTTCAGCATGATAATTATTTTCGTTATTGAATTGATCTTGATTATTTAATTCGTATGCATTTTTTACGGTACCCGTATTTATTTCACTAGTTAACCTCCCAATATGTTGATTTGTGATAAAATTGAAAAATCCCGATTTATATCCAGCATTAGCCCATTTGGCTGCATAATCCATCTCAAAAAACTGATTTACGGAGTCAAAATTGCCCAATTTTAGTATAGTTTCAACATCAATAATGGACGGTCTAAAACTGAAATGTGGCCAGTAATGACAATTGGGATACGTGAATTGCGCGTCTTTAATGTGATTGTGTAACACAAACTCGGAATTATCTGTTGTT